CCCGGTACGCCGGATACCCTCTAGCCGTCTAGACGGTGGGATAGACCACAACACATTGATCAAACAATTCAGCTGAAGAAATTATATAAACTTTTACTCCATATAAATGGCACATCAAACTACGAGTGGTTCTAATACCGCTCTATTAACAGGGCCAGGTGCTGATAACGGTGTTATTGCAACAACCGCTAACAGACGAGCCCTTTATTTGACGCTGTTTTCAGGAGAGATGTTCAAAGGATTCCAACGCAATACAATTGCAAGGGATCTAGTGACTAAGCGTACCCTAAAGAACGGTAAATCTTTACAGTTCATCTACACGGGTCGCACCACAAGTGAATATCATACTCCGGGAAATAGCATCTTGGGTAACTCTGATTCTGCACCTCCAGTAGCTGAGAAGACCATCACTGTTGATGATCTATTAATCAGTTCTGCATTCGTGTATGAATTAGATGAGACACTTGCCCACTATGACTTACGTGGTGAGATATCAAGAAAGATCGGTTATGCACTAGCCGAGAATTATGATAGAAAGATCTTCCGTAAGATTACACAGGCTGCACGTAAAGCAAGCCCAATTACAAAGACTAACTATAAGGAACCAGGTGGAACCCAGATCCAAGTTGGAGGCGGTTCTGACGCTGACGACTCACTAAATGCTACAAAGCTAGTGACAGCCTTCTTTGATGCCGCTGCCGCACTAGATGAGAAAGGAGTATCAAGTGAAGGACGTGTAGGTATTCTAAACCCTAGACAATACTACGCTCTTATTCAAGAGACTGGTACTAATGGTCTAGTAAACCGTGACGTACAGGGAACTTCCTTGCAGTCCGGTCAAGGGGTTGTAGAAATTGCTGGTATCAAAATTTACAAGTCAATGAACGTACCATTCTTCAATAGATACGGTACTAAGTATGCTCCTGCTTCAGGTGCATCCGCTGCTAGTGATGTTGATACAGTAAACCCTGGAAACACAGGTGATTTCGTAGAAGTCACAATGGCTGACGAAAGAACGCAGACTGTTAATAATTATGGTAATAGCACAAACTTCGGTAATAGCTGTGGACTTATCTTCCAGAAGGAAGCTGCAGGTGTTGTAGAAGCAATTGGTCCTCAGGTTCAAGTTACTTCAGGTGACGTTTCCGTGATTTATCAGGGTGATGTTATACTAGGTAGATTGGCTATGGGTGCTGATTATCTAAACCCAGCTGCTGCTGTAGAATTGTACGCTGGTACAACTACAAAGCCAGCTGCATGGTAATGTATATAGGGAGGCTTCGGTCTCCCTTTTTTTTTATTCACAAAACTTTATGGCTACCTCGACAACTGACACCGATACCGAACTATCCGCTGTGAACTCAATTCTGGGTAGCATAGGTCAATCTCCAGTCACTTCACTGGACTATACAAACCCAGAAGTAGGCTTCATATATAATCTTTTAACAGAAGTTAACAAGGATGTACAGAATGAAGGCTGGCATTTTAATACTGAATTTCATATAGCTACAGAACCTGATTCAAATAAACATATCACCTTACCTAATAATGCGTTGAGATATGATATTACTAATGGTATGTATGATAAGAGTAAGGATGTAGTAGTAAGGAATGGTAGGTTATATGATTTAGTAAACCATACTGATGAATTTGATTCAACTTTATATCTAGATCTTGTTACCTTATATCCCTTTACTGATCTACCTAATGTTTTCCAAAGATATATAACTTATAGAGCTGCAGTAAGGGCAGCCACACAACTTGTATCTAACCCACAACTATCTACTTTATTAGCACAAGATGAAAATAAAGCTAGAGCTGCATGTCTAGAATATGAATGCGATAAAGCAGATCATTCTTTCTTAGGATTTGAACATAATACTGTACATAATACTTACAAACCATATATTGTATTAACTAGATAATGGCAAGCATTACTCAAACAATTAATAGCTTTGTCGGTGGTATATCTCAACAGCCTGATGAGAAGAAATTACCTGGACAAGTTAGAGAAGCAAAAAATGTATTACCTGATGTAACTCAAGGTTTACTAAAGAGACCAGGTGGTAAGTTAGTAGCTTCATTGAGTGACAATGCTACCACCTCATTAAACTCTCAAACAAATGGTAAATGGTTTCATTATTGGAGAGATGAAACTGAACAGTATATAGGACAAGTCAGTAGAACAGGCGATATAAATATGTGGAGATGTAGTGATGGTTTTGCTATGACCGTTACTCCTGATTCTGGTACAGCAACTGCACTAGCTACATATTTAACACATACTGCTGACGAAGATATACAAACACTGACTCTTAACGATTTTACTTATCTATTAAATCGTACTAAGACAGTTGCAATGGCAGGGACTACAGCTCCTGCTAGACCCCATGAAGCTTTTGTAGAATTAAAACAAATTAAATATTCTAGTCAGTATGGTTTAGAAATTTATAACAATACTACTACTACTGATTTAACCACTGCTACACGTGTAAATGTTACTTATTCACAGAATGATTCTGGATCAGGTACTTCTTTAAAAACTAGTGGTACTTGTGATAGTATTGGAACACAAATTTTTGGTGCTACAGAGACTGATGCTGGTTCTAAAAAGAATCTTTACTTTCGTATAACTACAAATGGCCAACCTACTACAGAAGGTTCTAGTACAGCACCTGTATATAAATGTAGGTATCAAGTAAAATGTGACCTATTATATGGTGGTGAAGGTTGGACTGCAGGTTCAACTAGTACTGTAACCATGACTACTCCAGTACATAATAGTAATTATACTGTTACTGTAGCTGAGGATAGCACATCAACAGTTAAAGCAAACTTAGCATTAGTAAGACCTACACCTACAGCATTTGATGGGGATACGGTTGTAACAGCTGATAGTATTTTAGGTAGTATTAGAGAAGGTATAACTGGTAGTGCAACTGCTAGTACTGGTAACGGTTTTACCGTAGAACAGATAGGTACTGGACTTTATATCACAAGGACTGATGGTACATTTAATGTAACTACACCAGCTAAAGAATTGATGAATGTCTTCTCAGATTCCATACAAGATGTAGCACAATTACCTCTTCAATGTAAGCATGGTTATGTACTTAAAGTTCGTAACAGTGAAGCTGATGAAGATGATTACTA